CATAGCGGTAAATCAGGGCAATCAGTTCAGAGCGCAACGGGGCTGCAGACTCGACGCGCTCACGGATGCGGCGCTGGTCGCGCGCTTCAAACGGCGCATCAGCGATATTGAACGCCAGGGCGTACTGTGCCCAGCTGGTTGTGACCACGCGCGGCGCGTCAACCAGATCACCCCCCAGCATCTCAGCAGCGTCCAGCACAATGCTGCCATCCAGATACAGACCGCCCGCATCTCGCCAGGCGGCGTCCTGCTGGGCGTGCTCCAGTATCTCGACATCGGTATATCCCAGCGTTTCCAGTGCACGGCGCACCGCCCAGACCGTCCCGCGCAGGCGTCGGATCGGGATGGCCTCAGCCACAGCCTGACGTTTAACGTCATCACTCCAGCGCCTGTCCCAGTGATCAACACCCACCGCCCAGCCCAGCCACGGCAGCATATTGGCCGGTATGCGCTCGCCATCCCAGAGCGCATCCATCGGCACGTCCGCACGTTCTATGTCAGCGCAAACGTCAGCGATACGCTGCTCCAACGGAGTGGCATTAGGCGGCAGCAGGTCAGTCATCAATGCTCACCTGGATATCGGTACAGTACGGCGCTTGACTGGCATCGCCGCCGATATCAGTGGCCGGACTGGTTAGCGTGACGCGCTCGACACCGGGTGCATACAGCCGGGCCTCAAGCGCACCCAGTACGATTTTGGCACCCAGAGCGTGTCGCTCATCGATGTAGTCGGCGGCACGCTTTTTGGCCTCGGCCAGCACAACATCCCCATCAGGACCATCTTGCAGCTGCAGGGTCGCGGACACGCTGAACGAAAGAATTTCAGCACTACTGACCCGCACGGTATCGGACAGCGGGCGCACCCGCTCGGCGTTGAGTGCCGACTCGACGGTAGCAACCAGAGAAGCATCAGCGGCACCATCGCTCTCGCGGGATAGGACGTACACCTGGATAAATCCCGGTAGCGGGCGCACGGCATCCGCATCCTTCACCGCCGGGTCGGCGCTGAGCGCAAAGTAGCGATAGGCCTGCCGGCTGCCCGCCGTGGAGAATGCATCGTGAGCCAGTAGAATTCGGCGCAGGTAATCAGCATCGCTTTCAAGCGTGGGCGGCACGGGCGGCACTGCTTCAGCATCGCCTGCATCCAGAACCAGGCGCTCTGTCAGGTAGTAGGTCGCGCCAATATGATCAAGCTCAGGGCCGGCCGCATACGCCAGCAATAGCGACTTGGCGCGTTCGTTGTGACGCTGCCGCAGCAGCATTTCGCGGTAGGCGTTTTCCTGCAGCAGCTTAGTGATCGGTTCGCTTTCCAGCTCCAGCGTAGCGGCCAGCTGGTCGCGCTCAGCCTCAGGTGTTAACTCCAGCAGTCGCGCCTTGCGCTCGGCGAATAGGACTTCAAAGTCAACTTCGTCGATGATTGATGGCGCCGGAAGCAGGCTTATATCGATAGTACTCACAGGCCACCTCCTACGCACGTAGTGGCAAAAAAACTCTTTCTCATCCGCCTATCGCTACGCTTTCTACTAAGACTGCTCGGCCAGTAGGCAGATAAACACCGGTCAACTCAAGAATTACGCGGCCTGGCTCTGCGGACTGAGCCCGCACTTGCGTCAGCTGAAAACGGGGCTCCCAGCGGCGCAGCGCTTCCGCCGTGGCAGCGTAAATCTGCAGCAGCGTACTCCTGTTGATAGGAGCATCAACCAGCCGATAAAGGCGGCTACCATACTCGCGGCGCATCACCCTGCTGCCCACCGGAGTGGTCAGAATATCAGTGATACTCTGCCGTAGATGATCGATACCGCTGAGGCGTTCGCCAGTATTTGTATTCATTCCGTCCATGCCGTAATGGTGGACAGCTCGTGAATAGTAATCCTCTGGCGCGTTTTCCTATTGAGCAGGGCCGGTGGTTCCGCCGCTGTCGCCCGGATGGATATGCTGCTTCAGGCTAACGCCATCGGCGTTCACATCACCACTGGTCACACGCACATTGCCAGTGATTGAGGCGCCACCGCCGCCAGCCGTTCCTTTAGAAACCAAGCCGCCAGTGGTTGTGAGTTCGGAAACATTCAGATTGCCATTAATGGTCACATCACCGTTGTGGGTCTGCGTGGTATTGACTGTTGTGGCAGGGGCATTCACCGTAATATCTGAACCTGCATTAACCGTAATAGAACCACCGAAATCCACCAGTAGATCAGTGGCGCCCTTGATGGTGACGGACCCAACACAGTTGATCTCCATGTGGTGGTTCGCGCTGTCATAACTGACGCTTGTTCCATCATCAAACAGCACCAAGTCCAGATCCGGGCTTGTTTCAGGCGCATCAAGGCTGCTGGAATACAGCATGCCGATCACGGCGGCCTGTGCCAGCTCGCCAGACGGTGCAACCATAACCACCTGCTGCCCCTCACGCAGTGGGCGCCAGCGTCTGAAGTTTCGACCCATCTCCACCGGCCAGGGCAGCCAGGCGCTGTTCATACCGCCGGCTTCCACTCGGATCTTTTTGGCGTCATGGTCAACGGCGCTGATCACCCCGATCTTCACCATGTTGGCCAAACGGCGTTCGACTTCAGATAGACCCCAGGCATTCATGTAATCAGATCCTCGCCCAGCTCTAGCGGCTGGTAGTCCTGCTCGTGCTCTGGCCCGACTTCAGGCTCCCAGCTCGCCAGCACCTGTGTTGGAATAGTTCCGTCATTGGTCCAGACAGTCGCGCCCAAGTGGACGATATGCTGCCATTCAATCCGCCAGACCTCGTACTGGTCCAGCTCGGGGCTGAAATCGTCAGGTGTAATGGCCGTGACCTCGGCGGGAGAAATAGGTTGGCCAAACCGGTTAGCCTGAATGAAAGCACCAATCGCGGCGGCTAGTTTGCGGATCTCGCGCTTGGCATTCGCGGCGCGGAATCCAATGATGATGCGCGCCTCAAAATGCGCCAGCATCGCCAGCTGCTCAGTACCTGGATCATCATCCGGCGAGCCTTCCATGTCGACCAGTTCGATCAGGCAGGCTGGCACCGCTAACCGCTTTCGGTCTTCGTGGTAGTCGTCAACCGTGGCCAGGTCGGGAAACTGCGCGGCGATCGCATCAATGATGGACTGGTGAAGCTGGTTCAGATCGATCTCGGTGTTGGCATCCATTACTTGCGCCCTACTCCATAAATCACGCGTGCGCGCAGATCAGCGGTGAAGTGCTTGAAGAAGATGGATTCCAGTTCAGTGAATATCTCGTCTTCCAGATACACGTCCATCTGGTCTTTGACCGGTAAGGTCTGTTCAATGATCGGAAGCCGCCCCTGGCCTCTGCGTTTGAATATCGTGCGAGGGCCTGTCTTCCCTTTCGCAATGAACGCACCTGGAAACTCGGTACCGCGAAAACTGGCACCGCCTCGTGACGCCTTAGGGGATCCCTTGAATGCTGACACCTTCATGTCGTTAGTGCCGTACCACAAGGTCACCGCATCCAGCAGCTTGCCTTTACGTATGCGAATAGTGCGCAGGCGCTTGCGTAATTCTTTGGTATTGCGCAGCTCGAGCTCATCCTTCAGGCCTTTGTTGCTCATTTTTCGCAATGTGCCGGCGGTACGATTGATAGCGCGACTGTACGCCTGCTGGATTTGCTGCTCGGTTGCTCCGAGCTCATCCTGAAGATCAACGATTTGCTGGTAGTCGATATCAAACTCCAGCATGGATCACCCCCGTGGCGCCAGATCCAGCAGCGCCATGCCCGTTCCATCCGACTGAGGGCTGGTCATGATGTCCATCACCGTGCCATCAATGCTGATGGTGTCGCCGCGCGTCACGCCCTGGACATCCGTTTCCTTGCAGGTAAACCTGGGCCGACTGGTATCCATATCGTATTCGCCCAGCTCTGCATTCAAGTAGGGGTCATCATAGATACCCGTAACGGTTCGGCTGGTGGCGTCCTGCAGCTCGATGACCGCCTGAACCGCGAACTCTTCGGCGTCCAGGAAGTCGTCGAGGTTTTCCCAGTCTGGAGCTGGCATTACTGACCAGCCTCGGAAGCCACTTCAATCGCTGCGATCAGCTCGTCTTTCTTCATCGACTTGATGCCTTCGATGCCGATATCACCGGCCAGCTTCTGCAGGTCCGCCACGGTCATTTCGGTCAGGTCAGCGTCAGCTGCAGATTCCACGTCCTGCTCATCCGCAACCACCGCTTTACCTCGCGCCAGCAGGTTGCGGGCTTCCTTCTCAGTCACTTCAATCAGATTGCCCGCGGTGACGATCTCGCCTTCCATCACGATGGCAGAGGTCAGTTCAAGCACGATGAGGTCGGTTTTTTTGGCCATGCTCATACTCTCTCAGTTGTCAGAAAAAAGGGCTGCGCCGAGCAGCCCTGGTGATGAGGGGTTAGGTTGCGTCACGACCCAGACAGAAGGACTCGACACGGCGCAACACGAAGTCCACATCCTGCATCGCCACTACGCGCACGCGACCCTTGGCGCTGTGGGTGTAGGGATCAACGGTCAGATCCAGGCCGCCCCACATGCCGATCAGCAGGTCAGCGAAGTTACCGAAGAACATGTCACCAGCCTGAATCTGGTTGGTGACCTGGGTGCCATAACCGTTCACCGTATTGCCCGGCTCCCAGATCGGAGAGCCATCGGTGCCGCTGAACTTCTGCGTGGTTTTGAAGTGGCCGCGCATGCCGCTGTTCATCACATAGGCCATGCTGTTCACATCAGCGTTGTCCGCCGCAATCTCCGACTCCATTTTCACCACTTCGGCATAGGTCGGCAGTGCGCCTGTAGCACCAGAGGTCGCACCAGCAAAGTCCACGGCATTGATGCCGGTGGCATTGGCGATGCCCAGCGGCTGGTTGCCAGAACCGGTTCCGTAAAAACCAGCTTTGTCGATGGTCAGCGCCAGCGCGCTGGCCAGGTCGCGGCGGATCAGCGCTTCAACATCCAAGCTGGACTGCATCAGCAGCTTGCGGGTGACTTCAGACAGTGCGGCGACTGTCTTCGGGGTCATCCCGATCTGATCCAGCTCCAGGCCGTCTTCAGTCGCGTCTTCGTCTTCACCGATCCAGTAACCGGTAGCACCTGCAGACTGACGCGGAATGGCGATGTTGCCGACCAGCCCGCCCATGGTGGTACCCAGCTGCATCAGCACCGCACGGTTGCGCAGCATCTCTACGAAAGACTGGCTCATCAGGTCGGTGCTGATGGAGTATCCGCCGGTATCGCCAGCGGCTGTGCCAGTGGCGGTGGAGTTCAGCGCACGGCGCAGCACGTCCGCAGGCACCAGGATGCCTTCCGGCTCCTTGCCGGCACGCTCTGCGGCTGCACGACTGGCCTCATATTCGAAGGCAGCCGCCTCCTGAGCCCGCTTATCAGTCGGGTTGGCCAATGCACGCAGCGCACGGATAAAGCTGAACTGGCGCACTTCATTGTCCGACATGCCGATATCGGCACCAGTTTCGTCACCCAGCGGCTTGCTGCGCTCGGCGTTCAAGTGGTCCAGCAGCTGACGCTGGAAGTCGGCCACGCTGGTGTTGCCTTTGACCGCATCGCGCGCCAGATCTTCGGCGCCGTACTGCTCAGCCATTTCCATAATGGAGCGCACACGGTTACGTTCGGTTTCGGAGCCAGTGCGCTGTGCCGCACGCTCACCCTCACCGGCCTTTTCCAAGGTTTCGAGCACCTTGGTGATGTTGCCATCTTCATCGACCAGCGCTCGCACCAGGTTGCCCTGGGCGTCTCGCAAAATCTTTTCGTTCATATCGGCGGGTTCCTGTTTGTCCGGATTGCCAGAATTATCATCAGTATTACCAGACCGCTGCCCTTCATCCTCTGGCGCGTTTTCCATGCTGCGGCCCACCCCTACGGTGGGATCAGCAGGCACGCTGACCAGACTGATTTCATAGGGCTCCCAGTCTGTGACGGTCACCAAGTCCGCCATGCCGCTGCGCTCTTCGATCTCCACCCGGTGGACTCGATAACCCACAGACACATGACGACGAATGCCGTCGAGTACGTCCTGAAATACCTCACTGGCACGGGTGCCCTTGCCAAAGCGCACCACTGCACGGCCCCGCCGATCCGCACCAATCTCGATACTTTCAACCACTCCCACCTGATCATCCCAATCATGGTTCAGCAGGACCGCTGCCCCATTTTCAAGACGCTCCGTGCGCATAGCACCGGTGGCGTGACTCAGGACTTCCATACCGAACCAGCGTTCCACTTCAGCCTCGGAGCTGAACGCCAGCTCAACGGTTCTTTTCTCTTCATCCATGACGCGGGTGACTTCCGCAGTACGGAACACCCCGCCGTCACGGGTATTGATCTGCTCAGGCGTAATGCTGCGCGTGAGGTACGCGCCGCTAATCGCCAGCATTTTGTTCAGTGCTTGCCGGTCCATTCCCAGCGCCTCCCATCTTGATGCCCATGGCTGTGCTGATAAATTCGTCGGGGATGCCTGCAGCCTTCATGGCCTCGATATCCCGCGCCAGCTCGCGCCACACGGTTTGCGGATCCCTTCCCTGGTTCCGGATGACCTGGCTGGGCGAGTCGATCAGGTTCTGAACGCTGCGCTCGGCGGCATCCATATCAGCCCGCGGATCGATCCATTCCCAGCGGCGCGGCTGCCAGCTGACATTGCGGTACTTATCCAGCCGTTCAGCCTTCAATGGCTTGCCGTTCACCTTGATACGGCCCGCCAGTAGCTGACGCGGCAGCCAAGCCTCAAACACCGGCTCGATCAGTTGTTCAATGAGCCATTCCTGCAGATCTTTCCAGTTGTCGCGCTCATCCAGCTTGCCCTGACGGATAGAGCTGAAGTTCACACCCTCAAGGTCATTGGCCAGGTTGTTGTAAGCCACGCCCCAACCGCTGGCGAAGCCTCGCAGCATCGATTTGTGGAACGGCGCAAATTCGCCGGAGGGATACTGTGGATTCCACTCTCGAAAGCGAACACCCGCCGGCAGCTCTTGAAAGCTGCCCGGATCTGCATCCATGTAGAGCTCTTCGTCCTCATCCTGCTCAGGGCCGTAGCCTTCTTCCCACTCGAAGAAGCCACCCTTGGCCGCTGACACACGGGCGTTCACCAGTGCTGCCTTCTCGAAACCTTCCAGCATCTTGGCGCGCCACAGGCCGGTGGCCATCCAGGGCAGGCCACGCTTCTGGCCGACGATATCCGGCAGGAAGCCGTGGATGATCTGTTTGGCAGGGACGCGCACGTAATGCCGACCACCGTATGAGTAATCAGCGTCGACAGCGTCCGTGGTGGTGAAATAGTAGGCCAGCGGCTTGCCGTAGCGGTTGAACTCGATGCCATGGCGCACGAACTTGCCGCTGGGCAGCTTTTCCTGATCGAAATCCACCGGGCAGCGCTGCGGATCCAGCACCTGCAGGGCAAAGCCCCATTCCCCAGCATCGTTGCCGGTGATGATGCGCACCATGAATTCACCATCCTTGGCCGCACTGGTGGTGCAGATCGACTGCAGTAATCGCCAGGACAGCTGGCCAGTCACGTCACAGTTCTGGCGTTTACCCCAGGCATGCCAGGCCTCTTCGATGGCATCGTTTGCCAACTGGTCCAGCTTGCCGGACGGGTCTCGGCTCTGTGCCTGCAGTTGCACACCGCGCTGGCCAACAATGTTCTGGCGGCACATGCGTAGATAAGCCTTGGCATAATCGTTATTGGCGGCCTGCTCGCGGCTTCGGGCCACGATCACACGCTGGTTGCGACGGACAATATCGTCTGCCGTCAGCGGCATGGTGCCCCAGCTTTCGGTCAGCCGATCTGACTGGCCTGCGTCAAACATGCGAGCAAGGTGGCGACCAAGGCCGGTGAATCTTCGGCGCGGCTTGTCATCCTGCTGCGCTGGGGTGGTCAGTTGTTCCTGGTTACGCTTCCCAAATCCAAACACAGATTAAAACCTCACCATGACGTTGCGGCCCAGCAGTGACTGGCCCTTGGCAGCCGCCTTGGCGCGGCGAACCTCCTCCTTGAAAGTGCTGCGCAGCTTCAGCAAGTCACCGATTGGTGTGCGCTCCAGCTCCCGGTTGTTGATCTTGTACTTCTGCTGATCCTTGGTGGCACGGCCCTGAATAACAGCCTCAATGGCATCCAGCACCTTCTCGGCGTAGATGCGGCCATCGTATCCTTCAGGCATCGCGGCCAGATCGGGCTTGATGGTGAGCGTGCCCTGATCCACTTCATGCACATTGGCACCGTCCGACACGCGCACGCTGAACCAGTAACCCCCCGGCAGCCAGGCGGCTGTCGTGGTGGCATCGACTTGGATCAGGTGCTGAGGATCAGAAGCGGTGGCGATCAGATCGATGGAGTGCGGACCGCGCAGGATGACAGACAGGCTCCAGATCGGCGCCGGATAGGCCGTCAGCGTGATCGGTACATCCAGGGTAAGCCCTGCGGTAATGCTGTTCGGTAGTAGATCTGACACTTAGAATCACCAGCCATTGACCCAGCCCCCTTTGCGCTTGCCGGATTTGCGAGCGCGGCTGGATTGCCTTATGCGCTTAGTCTTGCGGACTGGGCGGGGTTCTTCCTCTGGCGTAGTTTCCACGGCCGGTTTGGATTTCGTCTCAACTCGATTACTGGTCAGTACATCACGCAGCTTGTTGGCGGTATCAGCCACCTGCTGCGACCACTCCTCATCCGTTGCTTGGCTATCTTCCTGGTCATCCTCTACCACCAGCCGCTTTGCCAGTCGCGCCATGTTGGGGTTCAGGATCTTCAGTGCAGCCAAGGCGTACACACGGCAGTCAAAGGCCTCGTTTCGGTCACGGGTCTTGTGCCACTCCCTGATTGGGAAGCCTTTGATATACTTGGTGATCAGCTTCTCGGCGGTAATCTGGTGGAACCACTCCGCGTCACGCTCATCCGGAAAGTGGCAGTAACCCGGCCCCGGCGCTTTGATTGCCAGCCGCTTGGCCACAATCATCTTGGCTTCATCGGTGCCGACGGTGAACAGGTCGACTGGACGCTGGCCACGCCCGGTACGCTTCCGGCTGGGTGCGCTAACGATCGGACGGCCCCAGCCGCCCACGCCTTTGATTGCAAACAGACGCCGACCAGTCTTGCCTTTGGCGTACTCATAGGCTGCCTGGGTGTAACCGCTATTGCCGCCGGTATCCAGACAGGCGGCGCTGATCGGCAGCTGGGCGCCAGACTGGTGCATCCACGTCTTGGCCAAATAGTCGTCCAGATCATCCCAGACATCACCCTGTAACGGATCGCCCCAAAGCACCTGATAATCGACTGACCAAGATTCATCACCCAGACCCCAGGCCACTGTTTCGACTTCCAGGCGGTCTTGCTGCATGTCCACACCTGATGTCAGCACCAGTCCTCCCGCCGGTACCGGGGCGCGGTACTTCTCGGCGCGCTCAATCAGCCCTGTGCTGTCGACCTGGTCGCCCCGCTCCTCCCAAGTCTCAGCCAGACTGACGTTAACGAAGGTCTGCAGGTCACCGGCAGCTTTCTTGTCCAGGAACGACTGAACGATGTCGCCCAGTCGGCGGAAGGTACTGTAAAGCTCGTTCAGGTGGTAGGAGGCGTGACCGCGGAACGGCTTGGCGGCTTTCCAGCCGGCGCCAATTTCCTCGGCGGTCCTGATCGCCGCGATGCGCTCGGCATCCGTCCAACCCGGGGCGCAGCCATTCACACACATATATCGTGCAGTCTCAGGCAGGTGGTTGCCTTCGTCATCCTGCTCCCACGTCACGTTCTGCCACTTGAGCGGCTGGTGTTCACCACAGTGCGGGCAGGCTACGTGAAACCGGCGTTGATCGCCCTGCTCGAAACTGGACTCGATCCAACTTGCCCCTTTCGTGGTGGGCGTGCTGATCTCCAGCAACAGGCGCTGATCGCCAAAGGTGGCCGCACGCTGCCACAGCAAGCCGACCGGATGGCCTTCATTGGTACGGTCGTAACCGTCCGTTTCATCGCAGACAATGAAGGGGGCAGATCGACCGCGCATGGTCTTCGGACTGCCCGACCAACTGAACATCATGAAGCCACCCGGGTAAGACTTCATGCGCTGGTTGTTCACGCCATCACGGCCGCGCGGCTTGGCGATGAGCTCCTGCAGCTGGTCGTTGTTCTCCACCAACGGGTTGAACTTGGTTTCCAGCCAAGTGGTCAGGTCGCCCTGACTGGGCTGCATCATGATCTGGCTGCAGGGGTTCTGGGCAATGCGGTACGACTGGGCACACAGCGCCAGCATGGTGTTGTGCGTCGGAATGTACTGATGACTGCACAAATACAAGCGGCTTGGCGAGTCCACTTGGATGCACTTCACAGGCACAGATGGCACAGCTATGATTTCTTTGATGCCGCGCTGGCGAGACTCGGAACGCCTTAGATAGCTTCGCCCCGACTCAGATTTTTCTATCGCCCTCTGCTTGCGGCTGATCCGAAAAACGCCATCCTGTGCATACGCTCGGAAACTAATCTTCCAGTATTCCCCGGTCCTGACGGCACCCTTATACCGGCATGATTTGCTCACCTTACGCATCCTCGGCTTGTAGCCAAGCGATGACGCCAAGCGAAAAACCGCGTCTGCAACAACCTTTGACTTGTTGATGAACTCGACATGACCGCGATCAGATGCGTACCCATCCGTATCCATCAGACCGGCCAGCATGTCGCGCCTGTCCTGTACACTGGAAGTCAAAAAGTTCTGATCAATCGCGTCCTTGGTGCGGAGGCCTTTTACACGGAGGACTTTCGCCAGCGGATCGCCGGTGCGGCATGTAACCCGGCAGTATCCAACATCGCCGTTCCTTTGATCTTTGTATCTAACCTCGACGGCGTGGCCCCTGGCTCTAATTAATGAAACCAGCTCCATGTCATCACGATGCACCACCAGTTGGCCATCGCCAACACACCCATCGCCAAGCCATAAACCATACAGGTACGGATCTACCGGCAGGTCCTTTGCTGCGTGCTGCGCCGGCTCTGCATTTTTCACGGCGTACCGCGTGCGGCCTTGCTTCTTGCTACGCTCGTGCGGCTCGATCATCTCAGCAAGCGTCAGCGTGATCTCTCGCCCAGTCAGCCGTCCGCGAATCTTGTGGCCACGGTCAACCACAGTCCACAAATGCTCTGCATCGCAAACCACGTCACTGCCATCATCGAACACCACACGGTAACAATCACGATTGTGCATAATGTCGGTTGCCAGTGTGACCCGACAGGGGAGCCCTGTCTCTGACAGGACACGATCACCAGGGCGAATATCACGCATCAGCGTGAAGCCCTCAGGTGTAGGTATTGGCGTATTCACGTCTAACGCCTTACCAACCTGTGCCCCCCATTGCAGCGTGATCCGCTGACAGCTCGGGTCCGCCGTCATATTGAGCGGCTCTCGCTGGTAGGGTGCGTTGTCAAAACGGATGAGGCCCGGCACGGCGTTGCCGATCGGGATCTTGACGTTGGCCTCGGCCCAGTCGGACGGCTTCAGGTCAGGCGGTGGCTTGAAATGTACCTGCGCCGCACGCACGGCTTTGACCAGGCCGTTCAGGTTGCGGAACTGGAGCGCTGCGGTCACGCCGCCTCCTCTTCCATCTCGTCTTCAAAGTCGCACTCGGTCAGCAGGCTGCTGGATGACAGAGCCTCAAGCGACTGATCGATCTCGGAGATCAGCACCTTCTTGATTCGGGTCTCATCCTCTTCACCAATCAGCCGACCAGCCACGCGACCTGGGATGTTGCGCATGTTCGCCTTCACTTCCGCGAACACCTTGGCCAGCCCTTTCTGGATATCCTCGACCACAGCCACTTCACTCTTGGCCTTGGCTAGGTCCAGCTCGGCCTTGGCGGTCTCGGCGGCCAGCTTGCGGCGCTTCAGCTCTTCCTCATCTACGAAGTCACCGCCGCCGGTGGCATTGATGATCGCCTGCTCTTCGCGCCATTCAGCCACCGCCGTTGAATCAAAGACCCACTCCTTGCCGCGGCCACCCTTCTTCACATAAGGCATGCCCTGGCGCACCCAGGCCATGATGGTCTGCCGGTGCTTGCCGTAGTGGTCTGCAAGTTCAGAGGTGTTCAGTTTGGCCATCTACTCAACTCAAATGACGATGATGAAATGAATCTGGAAGGCCACGCACAAGTATAAAACTGCGCAGACGTGTCACC